GTGTAAGAGACAGTAAAGATGTTTCAAACATACTGTCTATATTTAATAATGAACAAAGAATTGGACATTGGAACAGTTATATATCTTCATCATTGGGAATATATGACACAAGCTTTAAAATGATAATGAAAATAAAGTCTAAGACTGGAAGAAATCTAGCCACATTAAATGATGAAGGTGGAGGAGAAATACTATTTATGAGAAATACAGATTTTCAACTAATTGACATAAAGAACAAAAATGGTATAATATATGTTAAATTGGAGGAATTATAGTATGGAAAAGCAAGATAGAAAAATAGAATTAACTAAACAAGAAAAAGTAAGTAGTTTAGAAGCAAAATTTTGGAACGATAAACAAGAAATAGATAAAAATACACCACTTATGAAGAAAATTGAAAAAATATGTAAAGATATAGATTTTAATAATTAAAGACAGCACTTACTAAAAGTAGGTGCTTTTATTATGGAAAGAAGGTGAAAGAATGAACGATAGAGCAAAATATTTAGCAGTAGATGAAGAAAAAAACAACAGAATACAACATATAAGAGAATGTTTCTCAATTATTTATGATGAAATAGATTTAAAGTGTAAATCAGGTAGAGAAACATCATTAGCGTTAACAAAATTAGAAGAAGCACAATTTTGGGCTATAAAAGGAGTAACAAGGGAGGAAAAATAATATGTGGTTATTAGTTTTAATATTAAGTATTAAATTACAAATGCCAACTTGGTATTGGACTATAATTACGATATTTAGACCTGTTATATGGGTATTTAAATATAATTTTGCTGATGGATATATGAAAGCAAAGAACAAAGATAATAAATAAGTTATTAACATTTTATAATTATAAATTTTTAGACGTAGACGTACGTCTATTTTTTATGCCTTTTTACTGATTGCAGGCATTAAAGAACAACAGAATACAAGTGCAATGGCTGGGGCTTTATGGGCAATGGCTGGGGCAAAAGGAGTAAAAAATGGAAGGACAAGACAATAATCCAAATAATGCTAATACTGGGGCAAACAATGAACCAGCGGGAGCAAATAACCAAAATAATACAGGAGCAAATAGCAATTCTGTAACGTTTGATGATTTCTTAAAGGATGGGAAAAATCAAGCAGAGTTTGATAAAAGAGTTCAGAAGGCTATCAATACAGCTAAAACAAACTGGGAAGAAATAATGAACAGTGAAAAAACAGAAGCTGAGAAATTAGCAAAAATGAACAAGGAACAAAAACTTGAATATCAGGCTCAAAAAGAAAGAACAGATAAAGAAAAAGCACTTGCAGAATTAAATGCTTATAAATTAAAAGAACAAGCAACAAAAATAGCAAGTGATAAAGGATTGGATATATCTTTATTAACTTTTTTTAACTTTGAAACAGTAAAAGCAGAAGAAATTAATTCAAAAATAGAAGAGGTTTCAAATGCTTTTAATAAAGCTGTTGAAAGAGCAGTAAATGAAAGGTTAAAAGAAGATACTCCAACTCAAAAGTCAGGTATTGATACACAAAATAAATCAATAGCTAGAGCAAGTTATTAAAAAATAGGAGGAATTAAAAATGGGAGAAATTACACAAGAAGCATTAAATATAATGCTACAAGATGGCAAAACAAAAGATAATTTAAAACAAGTATTAAGTGGAGTACTAGAGAATGTTGCATCAAGAGCAATATCAGAACAAATCAAGGCAAAGAATGGTTCTGGAAATCCAGAAGGTGGAGTGATTGAATATAAAAGATTTGTAAATGCAGAATTAAAAGATAAAGGAACTGCAAGAGCTGCTGGAAAAGGCGATAAAGTAAAAGCTAAACCAGTAAAAGTTGTTATTGATACAGACAAAGAAATTGTTGAAGAGTTACAAGGAAAAGATGTCAAACTTTATGGTATCGATGGTATGGCTGAAAAAAGAAAAGTAAATCATCAATCAGCTATTATAAGATATCTAGACAGAGAGTTTTTTGCTAAAGTATTAAAAGGAACAGAAGTATCTGCAAAAGATAATATTCAAGATACTATTGATACTTTACTACAAAAAGCAAGAACTTTAAAGAATGACTTTATTGATGGTATAGAGTCTGATTTATTGGTTATTGTTGTAGATAGTGAATACAGAAAAGGAATGAAAAAAATTCTCGATGATTTACCAAATGGAACAGATCCAAAAGAGCAAGCAATTGGTATGTATGATTCTGTTAGAGTTTATGAATCAACAAGATTACCAGATGGAGTAAAAGCTGTTGTAATGATGGATGGAGCTATTGCTCAACCATTTTATGTTTCAGAATATGGGGCAGAAAAAGTACCATTTGATGATGCTGTAGCATTAGAAGATTTCTTATATAAGGGAACAAAAGCTTTAATGGAAGATACAATATTCTATGTAACAGATGCTAAACTTGCAGAGTTAACTGTAACATCAGTAGCAGGAACTTCAACAGGAAAGACAAAGGTAACTGTTACACCTACATTAACTGCTGGAAACAGCTATAAATATAAAACAGCAGCAAATCCAACAATGCCAGAATATGACGCTGTTTGTACAACAGGATATACAGCATGGAATGGCACTGACGAAATAACAGCGACAACTGGACAAAAAATAGTAGTTGTCGAAGTTGATTCAGCAAATAAGGCTAAAAAAGCAGGAATAGCAACAATTGCTTCAATGGCTTAAAAATAGGAGGCAATAGAAATGGCAGAAACCAGTAATATAGATAAAATAATAGCTGATTTGGGAGCTAATTATAAAGATGACAAAAAAGTCTTAGAAGAAATATTAGAGGAAGTTAGTTCTATTGCCTCTGATATTTCTAACAGACAAAAAAATGACGAAAAATTATTTCCATATGTTAAGAAAGCAACTAAAGCAATCTATCTGTCAAGGGGTGCAGAGGGCTTAACAAGCCGAAATGAAGGTTCTATTTCAGCATCATTTGAAGATATTATAGATAAGTTAAGAAATGACATTATAAAATCTGGGCTAAGGAGGATTAAGTAATGTTATTGCGAGATTTAACAAAGGTATATATATCAGAGTATGAAGAAATAGAAGACCACGGCGAAACTGAAAAGAAATGGAAATACAAAGGTATAGCTTGGTTAAACACGCAACAAGATGTTAGTGAATTAGACAGAAAATCGACTGGCGAAGTAGATTATAGCACATATAAAGCTCGTACGACTAGAGATTATGATATACACAAAGGAGACGGAATATCATTTAAAGATATCTCGGAATTAAAGGAGTTTAAGCCTCAATATAAAGTGACCGATAAAAATAAAATTGGAAGTACTTATTTGTATATATGTGAGAAGGTGCAAGAATGATAAGTTGTAAAATTAAAGTGAAACATAATTTCAAGAATATAAATGCTATAACTCAGAGATTGCCACAAATAGCCAAAGAGATAACTGAAGATGTACTAAAAAACATTCGAGGTTATGCAATAAGACTAGAAAAGGGTCATAATGAAGGTGGTATATTAGTCGAAATGGTTGATATGTCAACTAAAGAAGTGAAGGGGCGTGTTTATGCGGACCCTTCTAAATTTATGTCTAATGGAGTTTCGTATCTATTTTTTGAATATTTTGGAACGGGTGCAAATGCGGAGATGGAACATGTGGGAAAATCAAGACACTTTATAGAAAGTGGCTATACTGAATGGTTCATTCCTGTTTCTAAGGTGGAAAAGGCACTGGGCTATCCAATAGTAAATATTCAAGGAGTAGATTTCTATATTGCTCATGGAATGAAGGCAAATCATTTTATGGGTGATGCTGGTTTTCAAAGTAGAGATGAGAATGTAGATATTGCTAAAAAGAAAATTGAAGCAATGCTAAAGGAGGTATGCAGACAATGAAAGATTTAAGTATAAAAGAGTTTTCTGATTTAGTTTATGATAAACTAAAAGACTTATATAAAAATAAACCAATTTTAAGTAATCCTAATACAGAAAGTAAGTTTCCAATATTAGAATTGCATACACCTTTAAAATCTGTAAATAAATCAGAAAATGCATTTCCTATATTTTCTACATTTCAAATATCAATAACTTGTTGGAATGCAAAACAACGTCAAGCTATGCAAATGACAGATGAAGTTGATACAAAACTTCAAGAATATAATTTTATAAGGACAAATACCAGTCCTGCAGTATATGACCAAATACTGCAAAAATACGGCATAACAATAACATTTGAGGTACGTTATAATTCAATAACGACCTCTTTTAATTTTATAAGATAATAGGAGGAAAACAAAATGGATCCAAAAACAAGTACATTGACAAAATTATTTCATGCTGATACATTAGCTGATTTAATTAATTCTGGGAAAAGGAAGCAGATTGCTTTTGTACAAAGTATACCAGAGTTTCTGAAGGCTCCAGAAGGAGTTACATATAGTGCTTTAGATATTCCAGATGAAAGAATGGCAGAAGGAAGACAAAAAGCAGAAAATCTAGAAATAGAAATATTATTTAAAGAGGATCAATATGATGAACTAAAAGCCTTACAAACAGCTAAAACAAACGGCTATTGGGCAATTCAATTACCAGAAAGTACAGCATCAGAGAATGGAAAACCATTAACGTGGTATTTTACTGGAACATGCTTTATTGGCATGAGCGAAATTGCTATAGATGGTATGTTAAAATCAAAAATAACAATCTATAGAAGTTCAGAGATTAAAGAGAGCAAAGGCTTTCCAACAGCTGAATAATTTTAACGAGGAGGCATAATGCCTTCTCTCTTTTATAAAGGAGAGAAAATAGAATGATAATAGAAACAAAAAATAAAAAAATTAATTTAGTACTAAAAACAAGAAAAATAGTAGAAATAGCTAATCTACTAAAAAATAAAAATTTTGAAGAAGCTTTTGTAAAAGCATATTCAATAATAGATCCAGAAACATTAGGTATATTAATATACAAATTAGCAGAAACAGAAGATGGATTTGCATTATTTAAAGACATAGATGAAGTTTATGACTTTATGGATGAATGTAGAATTGAAGGATTGAATTATAATGAACTATATAAGAGAATTGCAGAGGCTTTGAATGAAGAGGGTTTTTTCAAAAAGAAGATGTCAAAGAAAGACCTAGAAAGTTTGACATCAAATCCTTTATCAACAATAAATATGAACGAGATAGTTCAGAAATCAACAGAAAATGCAATGAGCAAAATAGCAGAACAACAATTTCAAGGCTACAAGGGCTAGATGATATAATAAAAGGTGTAAGAGACTCCAAAAATCTAGTTGAACTAATATATGCATTAGAGCCTCTTGCATATTATTTTGATCTAAAACCTAAGGAATTTTGGAATGCAAGATACTCAGAAATAAACATATATTGCCAAACACACATAGTAAAAGTTGTAGATGACCTAAAACGAGAAATAAACTTGCAAGAAGCAGTAACAAATAAACTTATAAGAGCAGACAGTATGAGTAGAAATCCTAAAATAGTACCAATTAGAGACAGTTACAAAGAGTTATTTAAAGAAGAACAACAGCCACAATCTCCAGAAGATATTGCAAGAAGAATGAGAAGTATAATGAAAACAGAAAAAAACATGTAAAATTATACTGTTCGACAAAATTCGACACATTACATAGAAAATTAGTGATATAATTTATTATATATGAAGTAAAAGGAGATGAACTATATGAAATGTCCAAAATGTGGCAGTGAAAATGTAACAATTAATATGCAAGAAGTTGGAAGTAAAACTCAAAAGAAAAGTAATAGCATTGGACACAAGATGGCACATAGTGCCATGAGAGGGACAGCAGGGTTGTTTACTTTGGGACTATCTAATTTATTTATTCCTAAAAAATTAGAAGGAAAAGAAAAAACAAAAACAACATTGGAGAAGATATGTTTATGCCAAAGTTGCGGTTATGATTGGATCATAAAATAAGAATAACCAAATAAAACACTTACTTTAATGTAGGTGTTTTTTATTATGCTAAAAATTAAAAAGAAGGGAGGAACAAAAATGACAGTTGAAGAAATAGAAATCATAGTAACTGCAAAAGTAGAAGAAGCTTTAAAAGAGTTTCAAAAGATACTACCTGAAATGACTAAGATTATAAAACAAACACAAGAACAATTAGCAAATGTAGATATGTCAAAGTTACAAAAGGCAGTAAAACAACAAATGCCATTATTTAAGAAGCAAATTCAGAACTTAAAGAAAAGCATTGAAAATAATGATATATCTATAAAAATTAATAATAAAGATGCAGAAAAACAAATAAGCCAAACACAAAAACAAATAGATAGTCTAAATGAAAAAATAAATGCTCGACAAATAAAATTAAACGTAATAAATCCGCAAATTGATAAAATAGTGGACGACACAAGAAAAAATGTAACACCAGAAGGAATAAATCCAAACGACAAAGCAATGGACACAACTGTAAATAATGCATTAAATGGCAATAAAGATTTTACGTCATTAAATAGTCAAGCACAAAAATTATATACAGAAATAGAAATGTATAATAAACAACTTGACGTCGCAAAATCTAAAATGGCTGAATTAAAACAACAAACATCACAAACAGCAACTACTCAAAATAAATTGAGTAGTTTTTTTAGTGCATTTAAGCAAAAGATAGAGCAGGTAAAACCTACCATATTAGGAGTAAAAAACATTTTTAGCAAAATGCCTAATATTGGTCAAAATTTATCAAAAGAAACTCGAAGTATTACAAATAATATAAAAGGAATGGGAACAGGCTTTAAGAATGGACTTGGACAAGTTCTAAAATATGCAGGAGCATTATTTAGTTTAAGAAGCATTTATTCTGCATTGAGCAGTAGTGCAAATGCATGGTTGTCAAGCCAAAATGCACAAGCAAAACAATTAAGTGCAAATATAGATTATATGAAGTATGCAATGGGTTCAGCTCTAGCACCAGTAATTCAATTTGTGACAAATTGTGTATATCAATTATTAAAGGCAGTTCAATCAGTTGTATATGCTTTATTTAGAGTAAATATATTTGCCAATGCAAGTGCGTCAGCATTTAAAAATGCTCAAAAACAGGCTAAGAACACAAGTAAAAGCTTATCAAGTGTACATGGCGAAATTAATAATGTTGGAGACCATAACAGTGATGCAAGTCCTAATGTAGGAGATTTGTCAAGCATAGATAATCAGATGTCTCCGTTATCACAAAAATTGTATGACTTTTTTAAACCACTTGTTGATAGCTGGAATAAATATGGAGTAACTTTAATAGAACAAATAAAGATTACAGCTGGACAGATTGCAAGTTTAATTTCATCAGTATGGGAAAGTGTTGAAAAGTTAATTACAAATGGGACTGTATATACATCATTAGAATTAATTTTAGCAATTATAGGAAACATAGCAGAGGCTTTTTCAAATGCATGGAAATATGAGGGCAATGGAGATACAATTATTCAAACAATGGCAGACATGTTAAATAGTATCCTTAATACAATAAGGAAAATAACGGCAAGTGAAGGTTTTCAAAAGTTTTTAAATGGGGTATCTAATGCTTTTTCTGGAATACTTACTTTTACAAAGCCAGTATTAGATGACTTTTTGAGTCTAATTAAGCCATTAAGTGAAATAGCTCTTTCAATAGCAGGAGATATTTTAAATTCAATAGGAAATGCTTTAAAATGGATTGGAGATAATGAAATTGCAGTAACAATTCTTGAATCTTTGGCTATAGCAATCGGTTTAGTTGTTGCAGGAATAAAATTATATAATTTTGTGCAGTCGGGAGCTTTAGTAGCAACTTTAAAACATACTGCAGCATTAATTGCACAAGGAGTAGCATGGGTAGCAGCTAATTGGCCTATATTATTAATTGTAGCAGCTATTACCGCCGTAATTGCTATTATAATTTTATGCGTTAAACATTGGGATGAAATAAAAGAGACGGTAACTAATGTTTGTAATAAAATGAAAGAAACAGTATCTAATTGGGTAAATAATGTTGGACAGTTCTTTTCAAATTTAAAAATTAACATTGTTAATAAGGTTGCTGAAATAAGAGACGGTATAAAAAATAAATTCCAAGAGGCATATAACGGAATAAGGAATATTTTTAGTAATATAGGAAATTTCTTTAATGGTATTTGGAGGAACATAAAAAATACGTTCACTAATTTAGGAACAAGTATAGGAAATGCTATTTCAGGAGCAGTTAAAACTGGTATTAATGGTGTTATTTCATTAATAGAGAAGACAATAAATACTGCAATAAGGTTAATTAATGGAGGAATAAAATTAATTAATTTAATACCAGGAGTTTCAGTTGGAACAATAAACACTTTGAATTTACCTCGTTTAGCAAAAGGAAATGTTGCTTATGATGAAAC